GAATATTTAGACGCTGACAACGCAAACAAACCAGTAAACAAGAACTATAAGGCTAGGGCTTCTTTATTAGTTAGGGGGCGACAATATGATACGGCTGGTGTTGCAAGAACGCCAAGCACCTCAATAGTTTTAACTGCTATAATGGAGAACTATGCAAACACACCTACATACTTTGATAGAAAGTTAACCTTTATTGGTACTCGTGGACTTGTAGAAGATTATTATGCAAAGACATTAGCGAATATTGAAGATACAGCAGTACTAACACTAAAGCTTAACCTTAGTTTGTACGCCTATAATGAATGGGATTTAAAAAAGACTTACGTAATAACTGAACCTGCTGAAATTGCAGGGCATTACATTACTGACAGTATCACAAACTTTAACGTAACCAAAGAAACACCGACTACAGTTTCGCTTGTGAAGTTTAAAGACTTCACACCTGTTACAACTCAGGGCGGTGTAGGTAATGTGAGCGTAATAACACAGACAAACACACAACCTCAACAAATAATGTGCATTGTTAACGGTATAATTGTACCTTGTTTAAGTAATACTTACCAACCAATTTATAAGATTTAAGACATGGCTGAAAATAAGATAGTAGTTGAATTAGAAGTAACCAGCTCACAAGCAACGAAGAATTTAAACTTAGCACAAGAGGCTATAAATGCTTTAGCTAATAAGAAAAAAGAATTAGCAGCACAAGAGAAAGCTTTAACTAAAGCTATTGGTGAAAACGGTGTAGCAACAGACAAGCAAACAGCAGAGTTAAAAGACTTAGCAGAGCAACAAGTACAAAACAACCTTATTTTAAAAGAAAATAAGCAAGAGTACGCAGCTAATGAAAAAATAGTAAATAAAAGCGCACAGATAAACAAGTTAGCTGCTGGGTCTGTTGCTCAACTTGCAGCACAGCACACAAAAGACAAGGACGCTTTAAGGAATTTGAGCAAAGCAGAGAGAGAGAACACAGAAGCAGGAAGGGCATTAAATAAAAAGGTTTTAGAACAAAGTGAAGAACTTAAAGCGTTAGAAGCTAGTTACGGTACTACTTCCCGTTCGGTAGGTGATTACGGAAAAGCTACAGAATCAGTATTGCCTTTATTAGGCGGTTTTGGACAACAAATACAGGGCGTAATTAGCAACTTAGGACAGATAAAAGAGGCAATAGGTAAATATAGTATTGCTCAAAAGGGTATGAATGCCAGCACAAAGGCGACAAGTGGAGGTTTAAAAGCGTTTAGAATTGCCCTTATTAGTACTGGAATAGGCGCAATAGTAGTTGTATTAGGTACATTAATAGCTGCTTTTGCTAGTACTCAAAGGGGTGTAGATGCTTTAACAAGTGTTATGAGACCATTACAAGAGGTATTCCAGTCTATTATTGGATTTGTTCAGGACTTAGCAACGGGAGGTTTAGACAGATTAAAGAAAGCTTTTAGCGACCCTAAACAAGCTGTAATAGATTTAGGTAATGCAATTAAAGATAACTTAATTACTAGAGTTTTAGCAGTACCAAAGCTTATAAAGGCGGCGGCTGGTGCTTATATTAATTCATTTAAACTTATCGGCTTAGGCATTAAAAAAGTACTTGCTGATGTTCCTTTAATTGGTAAGCTTATAGATAAAAAGCAACTAACAAAAGATTTAGAAATAGCTAAACAAGACGTAACTAATTCTTTTGCTGATTTAAAAGACGCTAGTATTGAATTAGGGTTAGGTGTTGACGCTGAAAAAGTTAAAGATGTAGTAAATAAAGCTAAGGGTGCAATAGGTGACGCATTAGACAGAGGTACAGAGATTGACATACTTACAAAACAAATAGAGAGGGCAAGTGTTAACCTTGAAAGGCAAAAACAAAAAGGGCTTTTATTATTTGCTCAACAAAAAAAGATTGCAGAAGATACAACTAAGTCAGCTCAAGAACAATTAGTAGCGGCAGCTAAAGCACAACAAGCTTTGAAAGATGTTACTAAGTTAGAGGTTGACCAAAAAAACAGACAGATTGCACTTGCTCAATTAAAAGCACAAGCAAATGACACTGACATAGAAGGTCAAAAAGAAATACAAGACTTAATTGCCGAGCGTGAAGGTATTGAAGCAGCAGCAACAGAAAAAAGTATAGAGATTAGAAACAAATTAAACTCTATTGCAAAATCAGCAGAAGATAAAAGAAAGAAAGCTGTAGAAGATCAAGCAAAATTAGAAAAGAAAGTAGGAGAAGATAAGATAAAAGCAGAAAGTACAGCAATCGATAAAAAGATTGAATTACTTAACCTAGAGCGCCAACTTGAACTAGCTACAATAGACGAAACCAATGAACAGAAGATTCAAAAAGAAAAGGATTTACTGGACACAATCGGAGCGTTACGAGTTGAAAAAGCTAAGTTAAACGGTGAGGACGTTGCAGAGGTTGAGCTAGAGAATAAAATAGCTAAAGCAGAAAAGGAAAAGGAAGTACAAGACGTATTAGACGAAGAGGAAAACGTAAGACTAGAAGAACAAGAAGCGTTTAAACAGCAAGTAAGAAGTGAAACGGTAGACTTAGCGGTACAAGGTGGTAAAGCTTTAATTAACGCGGCTAACACAAGGGCAGAACGAGAAAAGGACATCGAACTAGCTAACCTAAACGCAAAACTAGAAGGCGGTTTAATTAGTCAAGCAGACTTTGAAAAGAAAAAGATTGAGATTGAAAAAGCAGCGTTTGCAAAAAAGAAGAAACTAGATTTAGCGGTTATTGCTATTGACTTAGTAAAAGAGTTGTCTGCTATTAGTGCGGCTGCGGCTGCTAATCCAGCTAATGCGGTTACATTTGGAGCGGCTGGGGTTTCACAAGCTGCAGTATTAAGTGCGGTTGCAATTGCTAGGAGTGGAGTTCAAGCGGCTGTAGTAGCTTCTCAGAAGTTTGCACAAGGTGGTGTATTAAGTGGAGCAAGTCACGCACAAGGTGGTATAGACTTAGGAAACAATCAAGAGGGCGAAGGAGGTGAAGCGATTATAAACAAAAGGAGCACACGTAAGCACATCGGTTTGTTATCAGCTATTAACCAAGATGGTGGAGGTGTTTCTCTTACTAATTCAACGCCTAACTTTTCAACGGTTGCAACTAAATACGCAAATGGTGGGGTGGGTAACTTTAGCGGTGGATCACAAATAGACTTAAACGATTTAAGGGCCGCATTTAGCGAAACTATGAGCACTATCAAAGTGCAAAATGTAGCTTCTGAAACAACAGGAGTATCAAACAGAGTGGAACAAATCCAAGACTCAGCAAGTTTCTAAATAGATTATTTTTATGAAATATAAAATAACATAGATAAATTTGCTATATTTGATTAACATTAATTTTTAAAACATTAGAAAATGCCAGTATTTTGCCCGTTAACAGATAACATACTAAACAACTGCGGAGATGACTTTCCATTAGCTGGATTAGGAAACATTTATTTAGCACCTATTAGATCGGTAGATATGACTGCAACCGTATTTGATGCAGCGACTCACGATGTAACAGCAATAGCATTGTTGACAGGTGAATTATTCGTTCAAATTGAAGGAAGAGTTTCAACTAAAGATTTAGCAACTGAAAACGCTAAAGATGGTGGTGGAAATGTTTTCAACATTACTGCAAACGCTGTAATTCCTAATCTAGACACAGTTAAGTCTTTCCTTTTAGAGTCTTACGGAAATCAAAAATTAGTAGTTATTGCTGAATTGTACGAACTTGACGCAGTTAGTGGAAACAGAAAAGCTGTAATTATCGGTTTAGACAACAAAATGAAGCAAGACGCTGGTGCGACTTTAGCATTCAACAACACATCAGAAGCAGAGCAAGGAGGTTTAAACGGTTACAACACTGTTATAACAGCAACTCAAGGCGAATCAACTAGATTCATGAAAGGTGATATTCTAGTTCAAGATGGTGCAACAGGAACAACTGTAAGCTTAGGGTAATACTTAGGTTTTAAATATAAACTTAAAAGCCCTACATGACAATTGTGGGGCTTTTTTTATAACTATAATTATTATGGCTGATAAAGAAAAGAAAGAAAAAGAGGTAAAAGAGTACACTGTCAATAGGAAAAGTATTGGTACTGCTTTAGTTTGGAAAGGTAAAAAAGTTCTTTTGAACAACGGACTACCACAATCAACACTAAAAGCTATGTTTACTTTTGGATTTAAAGCAATTTTAAAAGCTAAAAAATAATGTCTAATCTAGTAACTAGCACACAGGTTAAAACCGTAGTTACTGCGGTTAGCGCCTTTGACAAGTCTTATTTTGATACATCCATACAATGGATTGAGGATTCTTTAATTTGTGGGATTCTTACACTTCCTTTGTATACTGATTTATTACTTCAATTAGCTACACCACCATTAAGCGCAGCCTATCAAACGCTTTATGATAAAGTCGTAACGGCTGAGTCTTACGCTGTAGCATTTGAAGCATATGAAAAAGACTTAGAAAACAAAATAGCTAATCAGGGGGTAATGGACAACCATACCCAATGGTCAAAAAGCGCAAGTAAATCAAGTGCTAAAAAATCAATAGGAGTAATAAAGAGTAGGGAGGTATTTTACTGTGAAGCTTTATGTACGTTTTTAATTGAAGATTCAGAAAAAACCATTCCTGATTACCCTTTATTTGATACTGATTTAGCTTATTATAAACCTGAATTAAGAGGATTCTTTCCATTATGAGCAATTTACACGCAAATCAAGACGAAGCAAACAAGCACACTGCAAAGGGGTTTGATCTAGTAGGTAATAACACAAGACCTTGGAAGGACGAAAACAACGAACAAACCTTTACGGAAAACAACGAACTACCAAGAGCCATTAACTTTGTAGATGGTACTTTAGCACCACCAAGCACAACAGACGGAGACGTATTTGTGCTTATAGGTAGTGGAGTTTTGCATCCTAATTGGGGCGGTAATGCTTTTGGTAATTGGGTAAGGTATAGAAATTTGATTCCAGTAGGACTTGCTCCAGTAAAAGGAATGCTTTGCTATGATGACACTGCTAGTACTTGGATGGAGTTTGACGGTTCGGTTTGGGCGGCTTTTGGTGGTGGTGGTGGTGGTGTAACTAACCTAAGCGAAGGAACAGTTACAAATACAACGGTTGATGTAGACAGCGACACAGGAACAAACGCAACATTACAACCAGCATCAACTATAAGAGCTGGTGTAATGAGTAAAGCAAAGTTTGATGAGGTTGTATTAAACAACGCTAAAGTTTCAAACGTAGACACTGATTTATCACTTGGGCCAATATCAGCTACTTCAATGGATGTTAACTCAAGTGATGGAACTAATGTAACATTAACAGCAGCAGACGCAACTTTCTCGGGAGTTATGACAGCGGCTAAGTTTAACGAGGTTGTAGCTAACAACGCTAAAGTTTCAGCAGATGGAAGTATTGATACACATTCAGATGTTGACACAAGTACAACTGCGCCCGTAACAGGTGACGTTTTAGTATGGGATGGTACAGACTGGATAAATAGTAATATTTATTTAGCAACTGGAGCAACACCAGCAGTATCTTTAAGATTACATCAAGAGTTGTTAAGTGGAATTGGTAGATTAACTTGGGAAGGTACAACGGGCGGTTTGTTTTCCATCATAGACGACAAAGACAATGAGCTTTGGACAGTTTCAGACATTAGCGGAAACCCTATTGGGTACATTGATGCCGATTGGAATGTGAGATTGGGAAACCCTTTCAACAGACCTTTCTCAATAAGGTACGATAGCGCAACAGGTGTAAGCTATACAAAGCAAAACTTTCCAGATTACGCAAATGACGCAGCAGCAGACGCAGACCCAGCTTTATTAAGTGGTGAAAGCTATACAACAAGCGCAGTAAACAGAACAATATCAATTAAACCATAATGAGCGTACATCATCATAAATTACCGATTGTTACCGATGGACTTGTTTTTCAAGTTGATGCGGCTAACGGCTTGGGTGGTAATGTAACGAATACTAAAAACATTGCAGCACCTACGGAAGTTGGAACGTTTGTTAATGGTTTAACGGTTGTAAGTGATGAGTTTGATTTTGATGGGGTTGATGATAGTGTAAACTTCGGAAATGTTTATAACAATTTAATTAGTGATTCGGGAGGTAACGCAAATTTTACAGCAACGTCGCAAGTGCGACCAACGGCAAGCGGAGCAACTGGAGGTTATTACGTTTTTTCAAAATGGGGGCTTACAAGTAGAGGGATAGCTTGTAGTTACGGGAGGAGTTCAGGATACTTTCAAATAGAAAGCTCAACAGATGGCTCAAACGCTCAAGGTTGGCGTACAGCTAACACATTCGCAGTAGGGGAGGTTTATAGTGTTACATACATTATTGACAATAATTTAACCTTTGCAACAGGGGCAAGAAGGATTTTTGTTAATGGTATTGAAGAAACGGTGGTGAGTTTTTACGGAACATCAACTAATACAGCTATAAATCCTTCAATTATAGGAGATTTTAACGTAGGCAATGTAGATAGTAATGATGGTTTTTTTTACGGTCAAATAGCTAATTGCAAGATTTACGATAGGACATTAACTCAAGCAGAAATAACACAAAACTACGAAGCACAAAAACATAACTTTGAATAACATGGAAAATAACAAAACATACGCAATTGTCGCAATATCTGAATTGAATAACATCAATTACAGTGAAGTTGAACAAAACAGCGCAGACTCAGTAAGAAAGAATTTAGCAGATACGGAGTTTGTATTAAAATGGGATGGGGCAACACCTACAAGTATAGCAGTAATAGACCCTGCACCAATTGAATACACACATGAAGCTATATTAGTTGAAATGGCAAAATTAACATGGTCTGACCCAAATATTTTAATATAATGAGTACTCAAGCAGGATTAAATATAGTAACAGATGGGTTAGAGTTGCAAATTGATGCAGCTAATAAATTAGGCGGTAATATTACCGATACTAATAACATTGTTAACCCTACTGACTTAGGAACGTTTGTAAATGGCTTAACGGTTGTTGATGGTGAATTTGATTTTGATGGGGTAGATGATTACCTTGATTTAGGGTTATTTTTTAATAATCACAGCGACACAATGACGCTTTCATTTTGGGTTAAACACAACACTTTAGCGCCTATATTGCAATTTTTATTTTACAAAAGAGATACGTCTAACGCTGATTTTGCTTGCGGTTTAGTTTCTTCGGGCGGTAATTTCGTAGACTTTGGTTTTTCGGGGGGAACAACTAGTGTTAAATCAACTTCTTATCCTTCCGTTGATACTTGGTATAATGTAGTTTGTACGGTGAATTTCCCAGTAACTAAAAGTATTTATTATAATGGCGTTTTAGAGGACACAAATACAAGTGCAAGAGCTTTCCAAAATGTACTTACAGAACCGTTTGTTTTAGGGGCGAGAAAAAATGACGCACCATCAACAGGCTATTCTTATCACCTTAACGGGCAAATGAAAGGAATTAATGTTTGGAATAGGGTTTTAACAGCCGCAGAAATATCACAAAACTACGAAGCGAGTAAACATAGATTTGAATAAATAGATTAACTTTAAAAAAAGTTATGCCTGAAACACCTAAAATACAAAATGGCTGGTCTGAATATGCTCATACGATTTTAAGTAAAATTGAAGAGCTGCACAAAGACAATAAGCAAACGCAAAAAGACATAGCAGAAATTAAACTCGCTATTGTTAAGCTTGAAATAAATAAAGAAGAGGTTAACAGCTTACGTGATTGGAAAAGGGAGGTTTCAGATATTTGGAGCCCTAAGAATATGGACTCAGCACATCGGGAAATTTATATTCAAAAAGGTAAATGGTCTACTGTTTGGGGTGTTATAATAGCTTTACAGGTCATTTGGGGTGTTATCATAGCATATTTAAAACTTAAATAAATGTGTGACAAAATCAATAAAATTAAAGAGCTAGGCGAAAAATTAACAAATCAAATTGAGTTTGTCGATAAACTTATAGCAGCTATAGACACATCTAAAGAAGGATTAGCAATATTAGACAAAGACGGTAACTATGTATTTTTAAATACAGCACATCAAGAAATGTTTAAATATAGTGATGGTGAAATGTTGGGTAAAAGCTGGACTATTTTATACACTGAAAAGCAAATTGAATACTTTGTGAAAAATGTTTTTCCTGTAGTTTCTGAAATAGGTAGCTGGAAAGGTAAAGATGTAGCAATTTGTAAAGATGGTACATTAGTAAAAGAAATGATTTACTTAACTGCTTTACCTGATGGTGGGTTAGTTTGTACTTGTATAATAGACGAATGAAAATAAAGGCTAAAATAACAGAAATCTACAAGGGTATTATAGGCTCTTTAGATAACAATAAGAACAGCGGTTTTTCAGCGCGTAAAATAACCGTCTTAGTGGTTATGGTTTGCGTGGTGTTTATTCATGCCTCATGGCTTAAACACGCCTTTCTTCGTGAAGATTATGAATACATCATTGAGATATTAACTATTGATTCTTTATTTGTACTTTTGTTGCTTGGAATTGTAACGATTGAACAAATCAGCAAATTAAAAAACGGATCAAAAAATGAAAACGATTAAAGACTATTTTTGTATTGAAGAATTAGTAGATAAAACTGTATTTAATAAGTACGGTCAAAGCGCTTGGAAGTTCTTAGATAAAGAAGCACTACAATGTTTACTTATAGTTCGTGAGGGCTTAGGTAAACCAATGTCAGTTAATAACTGGAAGTATGGCGGTAAGTTTTCACAACGTGGTTTAAGACACAATATGTCTAACCTAGTAAAAAACAAAACAAGGCTATACTTATCAGCTCACATTTTCGGCAAAGGGTTTGATTTTGATGTAGCTGGGATGACAGCGGTAGAGGTTAGAAAGTGGATTGTAGATAATGCTGATTTATTCCCTTGTAAGATTAGACTTGAAAGGAATATGAAAGGAGAGCCTATTAGCTGGGTACACTTGGACACAATGAGCGAAGAAACAAAACCTAAAGTATATTTATTTGACGTATGAAAAACTTATTCACTGCATTCGTAGTTGCATTATTGATAACCTTATTTTTAACCTCTTGCAACAGTGAGAAACAACTACAAAGAAGGGTAGAAAGGCATGGTATAAAGGAGAGTATAGGCTTTGTTATTGCTAAATACCCTGAGTACTTTAAAAGCAAAGACACTGTAATACATGATACCTTAATAAGAGTTGATAGTATAATAGTGCCACAAATTGATACGACAGTACTTTTAAACGATTCTAACGGGTTTTGGACACATACAAGTGATAGCTTAACAGTTTTAGTAAACAAGCTCACAGGTAAGCTAAAAATGACCGTAAAACCTAGAATGATTTACATACATGATACAACGGTTGTATCTATTCCATGCCCTCAAATTATTTGCCCTGATTGTGACGACTTAACAGACAACACTAAAGATGGTTCTAACTTTCAATGGTGGTGGTTGATTGTGGTAGCTTTCTTACTTGGCTTATTCTATATTTGGATTAATAGAAATGTTAATAAGTAGGTAATTCACTTGTTTACATTTTTGTATATTTGATTTATGACTATAAAAGACTTCATAAAATTAGTGGCAAAGCAAAACGCTACAAACGTTAAAGGCTTAGGCGTTAAAATTGGAAGGGGTGAAAGCTCTTCTTTTTGGCGTACTGTTAATACTGGCAAAATTCACGCTGAAGATTTAAAGAAAGTAATTGAATCAACAGACGAACCATTTATAATAATTTACAAAGGGCAAAAATACAATATTAGTTAGTTAGGTTGTTTAGTGGTTTAAACGTGAAAGGGGTTAATCTTAATTGATTGACCCTTTTTTTTATACTATTTTGTAAAATAATGTTGAAAAGTTTTTTTCTTTATACAATTATGTGTATATTTGTGTAAGATTATTAACCACTTAAAAATAACAACATGATTACAGCATTTACGATTACAGCAGGAATTTTTTTACTAACTCAATTAAATTAAACCAAATGACAACAGAACAAAAAGCAGAAAACTACCATTTAATGATTATCAGAATTGATACATTTTTAAAAGCGTACAAAGACATCTTAATTGAATCACAAGATAGCTTAATTAATTACCAAAAGCTAGGAATGGATGAAATGGTAGAATTAAAAAAAGAACATTGCGATTTTTACAAAGGCAAAATTGAAGTATTAACTGATCTAAAAAAAGAAATATAATTATGAAAAACTTATACAAAGCATTAGCAGCGTTTCAACAAGAAGTTCCAGCAATACATCAAGGAACTAAGGGTTACGGGTACACTTACAGCGATTTAAAGACAATCTTTAGAGTAATCAATCCAATATTAAAAAAGCATGATCTAGGCTTTACTCAATTGCTTGACGGTACTAACATTAAAACGGTAATATTCCACACTGAAAGCGGTGAAAGTATCGAAAGTATTTCAGAGATTCCGCAAGGAATGACTCTTAAAGGGATGAACACCTTTCAAGTTAACGGCTCAGGAATAACTTATTACAGAAGGTACTCTTTAAGCTCTGCACTTGGATTAGTTACTGATGTAGATAGCGACGCAAAAGGAGAAGAAAAACCAGCACCACCGACAAAGGGAGCACTAAACAAAGAAAGGTTCTTAAAAGCTATAGACGCTATCAAAACGGGTGATTTTACAGTGGAAGGTTTGCAAGCGAAATACGCATTAACAGCAGAACAAAATAACGACTTAAAACAATTAGAAGCATGAAAAATTTAATAGTAAGGTGTTCAAGTTTATCTAAAATGATGACTAACCCAAGAGGAAAAACAGAAGAATTAAGCGCAACGACTAAAACATGGCTTAAAGAAATGGTAAAAGAGGAAGTGTTTAAATACAGAAAACAACTAGATACGCCAGCAATTAACAAAGGTATTGATTACGAAAACCTTTCAATTAATCTTCTTAACGATGCTACTTTTAACAAGTACGTGAAGAATGAAGAGCGCAAGACTAACGACTGGTTAACGGGTGAAGCTGATATTGTAACTGATGACGAAATACTTGATGTCAAAAGCTCTTGGAGTTTAGAAACTTTCCCAGCCTTTCAAGAAGATGCAGCCGCAGCAGTTAAGAAAAGCGGTTACGATTGGCAATTAAGGGGCTACATGATGTTATGGAACAAACCAAAGGCATCAATACGTTACTGCATGATTAGTACACCTGATAGCCTTTTAAAAGACTGGGATAATAAAAAGATTCATAAGGTTGACCATATTGATCCTGCTAGTAGAATTTCAACGGTAAACATCGAACGTGACGAAGCACTTGAAACAAAGATGCTAGAGCGTTACGAGGTAGCAAACAAGTATTATCAGCAGTATTTAAGTGAACTTTTAAATAAATAACAATGAGCGAACCAAACATAATAGACCGTCTTGAACTTACAATTATCAAGCATGAAATGGATTTAAGAAATGTAAGAATTGAACTACAAAATGAAAACTTAACGAGTGGACAAACTAGGGCGCTACACGTTGAAATCGAAAAAATAATATTTTCTTTAAAAACTTTAAAATTTATAAAAAAATGACAAAAGAACAACGGATCAAATCAGAAATCTTTGTTGGCTTAAACGTCTGCAAAGGTGTTAGCTTAAATAATGTACTTGAAACGACTTGTAGCGTCTTAGGGGTATCAAAAGACGAAGTGAGAAGCAGTAACAGACTGGCGAAAATAGTTTATGCCAGGCACATCTTTTGCTATTTGGCTTACAATACAACCTTTAACAAGACGTTAAAAGAAATAGGCAAATTCATAAACCGAGATCATGCAAGTGTAATACATGGAAAGTTAAAAATTCAGACACAATTCGACTTGTACGATGACGTAGCGGCCCACGTAAAGCAAATTAAATCAATCATTGGAGCTTATAACCCTGAGCATTTTGGAAGTAAAGAGCTTACAAGTAACAGTGTAGGTTTTTATGATACACCTGAAAAAATGGTAATCTTAAAGCAGTGGAGCAAAGAAAATGATTGTGTAAGTAGGGTTTAATAATATCAGACTTTTTGAAAAGCTACTCTTCGGGGTGGCTTTTTTTTGGTTTAGGGCAAAAAGTTTTGGAAAACTGGCAAAACTTAAAACGGCTACAGCTCAACAACAGTAAAGGAAAGGCAAAAAAGCAAAAATTAACCCTATACTTAATATAAGATAGCAACACTGTTTTTAATGTAAAAAACGATTATTTTATTTACGTTTTTTATAAAAAAAAGTATATTCCCTATAGGGGGTAAACAAGCTCTTTTTTTTTACCTTTTTACCAGTGTTTGTTTAATCAGAATATTATTTTTATATTTGTGTCATCGAAGCTGGGAACTTCAAACAATATTTATTTTAAACTTCTTTAATTTAGGTTCTCCCAGCACCTACTTTAAAGAGGTTTTTTTTATGCAAAACTTTATGAAAGTATCAATTTACAAATCTATCAAAGCGATAGCACCAATCAAAGACACCTCAGTTCTGAAAGTGCTTGATTTAATTAAAAGTGGAGCTTACAAAAGTAAGATAGCTGCAATCAGAATAGAAAAAGAAAAGAGTGAACGTAACAAACTTAAAAGCCTGTTACCTTATACGACTTTTTGTGGAACGTTTACCAGTAGATCAAACTCAAACTTGAAAGCTCATTCAGGACTTGCTTGTTTAGACTTTGACGATGTTAGCAGCCTTGAAGAGTTAAGGACGCAAATAAATCAAGACCCTTATACATTTTCCTCTTTTGTTTCACCTTCAGGTGATGGATTGAAAGTGCTTGTTAAAATTCCAAGTGTAGATAACAACAACGATTATCAAGACTATTACCATGAATTAACTAACCATTATAAAAAGTATTATGAACTAGATGAATCAACAAAAGACATTGCAAGAGCTTGTTATTTTAGCTATGACGAAGAGCTTTATTTAAATAATGAAAGTGAAATCTTTACTGATAAATTCAATAGACCATTACCAGTAGAAACAAAGGTTGTTAATATTCCAATTACTGATAAGAATGAAGTTGCCGAAAGACTTGAAAAGTGGTTTAAAAAACGCTGGACAACAACCAACAGGAACAACAACCTACATTCTTATGCTAGACAAATGAATGCTTTTGGTATTGACAAAGGTACTTGTGAAGGGTATTTAATGAGATACAACTCAGGAGGTAAAGAAGTTGAAATACAAAAGCTAATTGATTCAGCTTATAAGTACACAAAGGAGCACAACACAAAGAGCTTTGAAGACACTAAGATGGTTAAAGAAATAAAGCATCTTGCAATAGCTGGCGAAAGTATTGAAAGATTAAAACACAAGGCGAAAGACCTTGATTTTGAGAAGGTGAAAGAAGAGTTTGAAAGCCACAAAAAGGATTTACAACTTGATGAGTTTTGGTACTACACAGACAACGACCAAATTAAACTGGCTTCATTCAGGTTTTTGCAATACCTAGAACATAATAATATATTTAAATTCTACCCTGACGCTAATAGTGGAGCTTACATATTCGTTAAAAATGATAAGAATTTTATTTCAGTATTTGAAGAGTCAAAAATAAAAGATTTTGTTTTAGCTGATTTAAGGAAAAGAGGTTTGATTGATGCTTTTGAATTAATGGCAAATATTACATCTTACTTTGATTCGCGATTTTTGTCAATGATTAAAACAATAGACGTTAAATTCAATAGAGACACAGCAAAAGAGTCTTATGTATATTATCAAAATGCAGCAGTCAAGACAACAAGAGACAATATTGAGATACTTAACTACTCAGATATTACAGACTTAATATGGAAGAACCAAGTAATAAAAAGAGACATACAAATAAAAGAAGAGAGCGACGGCGTATTTAAGACCTTTATTTGGAAGTTAGCTGGTGAGAACATAGACAGGTACTATACTTTAAAATCTGTAATAGGGTATTTAATGCACTCTTATCAAAATGAAGCAAAGCCCAAAGCAATTATATTCAATGACGAAATGATAAGCGAGGACATACCGAACGGTGGTTCAGGTAAAGGATTAATACACAAGGCAATAGGACACATTAAAAATATAGTTATTGAGGATGGTAAAAAGTTTGATTCAAAAAACCAATTCGCTTATCAGAAGGTAAACAAAGACACTCAAATTTTCTTAATGGATGACGTACCGAAACGCTTTAACTTTGAAAGCTTATTTTCAATCATTACGGAGGGTATGACAGTTGAAAAGAAAGGTAAGGATTCGTATCAAATACCATTTGAAGAAAGCCCGAAAATATCAATTACAACTAACTACACTGTTAATGGTAGCGGTGCAAGTCACGAGCGAAGAGTGTTTGAGGTTGAGATAGCTAACCATTTTAACGATAGCTGGACGCCTGAAATGGAGTTCAATCAGTTATTCTTTTCTGAATGGGATGCTACAGAGTGGGCAAGCTTCGACAACTTCATGATTAGAGCGGTGCAGTTCTTTTTAAAGAATGGGTTAAAACAAAGTGATAAGGTAAATCTAAAATTCAGGAAGTTTAAAAATGAAAGCGGTGCCGAGTTGCTAGAATTTATGGACTCTAAAATGTTTGATGGTAACCCAATCAATAGAAAAGAGTTTAGAGACGACTTTAATAGACAATACCCAACACTTGCTAAGTTTAACACAGCGCAAAATTTCAATAAAAAAGTAAAAGGATATTGTGAGTTTAACGAAATTTCATTCAGAGAGGGAAAATTTAACGGAGTAATTAACTTTTATATTGGTGAAGAAGAACCAATTGAAAAACTACCATTTTAATCATGATTTTAAGAGACTATCAAAAAGATGTAGTAAGCAAAGTTCTTACTCATCTTGAAACAAATCAACGTTGCTGTGTTTCATTAGCGACAGGTGGAGGTAAGACAGTGATATTTTCAGAGCTTGTAACGCTCTTAAATGGTAAAACCTTAGTATGCGTCCACAGAGAAGAGTTAGTGCATCAGACGTCAGCTACATTGAAAGAAGAACACGACTTACTACTTCCAAAAGTTAAGCACCTGAGCAAAGATATTTGTGTTGCAATGGTTCAAACCCTTCATAATAGAGTAAAGAAAGGGCTTATTGATGTGAATAGCTTTGATAATATCATTATTGACGAAGCTCATAGGGGCGAATTTATGAAGATACTAGACTTATTCAAAGGTAAAGTAATAGGTTTGACAGCTACACCAAACTATGAAAAGAGCAAATACTTTTACAAGTGCTTAAAGTGCGGTATTGAGGAAGATAAAAGCGGTAAGTGTTGCAATAGAAAGCTAAAAAAGTACAGAGAAAACGTGCCTTTAGCTGATTATTATCATACATTAATTGAGGGTATCGGTATTAACGAACTAATTAAAAAAGAATATTTAGTAAAAGACGACCCTTTTGTATTAAAGATTGACACTAGCCAATTAGTTTACAATCCATCGAACGGAGAATACACAGAGGAAAGTATAGGTTTGGTTTTTGGCTCACCTGAAGCAATTGCAAACACAGTACAAACTTATCAGCAATTAGCATCAAATAAAAAGACGATAATATTTAACCCTAACACCTTAGTGAATAAAAAGCTTTATGAAGCAATGCTAAAAATAGGTGCAAATGTTAAGATGTATGACAGTAATAACCAAAGCGAGAACAGAAAAGACTTGATACAGTGGTTTAAAGATACGCCTGACGCTGTTTTATTGAATGTTCACGTGTTCACAACTGGATTCGATTGTACAGACGTAGAAGCGATATTTTTGAATAAAAAAACAAAATCTGTTAATTTATACCTTCAAATGGTTGGAAGGGGTGGTAGAATAACGGACAAAATATTTAAACCTAGCTTTAGAGTGATTGATATGGGTAACAATAAAGAAGATTTTGGCAATTGGAGCGATCCTAGAGAGTGGAAAAGTTTATTTAACGACAAAGAAACTAAAGAGGTAGGAGCAGCACAACCAGCAGCAGTAAGAACTTGTCACAATTGTGAAAGTATTATAGCAGCTAACTCTTTAAAATGTGAGGTTTGCAATGAAGAAAGGAAGTTCGGGGGTGGTGTTACTGGACTACCAACAAGAGAAGGAAAGCCTGTTATTCCAAAACCTAAACAAATCATTGAACACTGTCAAAAGGCGAAAAAAGATTGCCTAACAGCAAGAAAGATAGTTTACAGCTATGTTGCTGGAATGTTTGAAAACGTACCTATTCAGGTGTTTAAGCATAATAAGGCTACAGGAGTACTATTTAAGAAAACAAAAGACTTTATTCTACCTTACTATTTCGCAATAAATGACAGTAATTTAGAAGGCAACAGAAGGAGAACTATTGAAGATTTTACTAACCAAACTATAAAAGCAATTTCAAAAACTTATCAAAATGACTGAGGACATATTACAAGCAAAACTCTATAAATGGTATCACAATAGCTATTGCAACAAATTAAGCGACCCGCAACACTGTATTTTTTCAGTTCCTAACGGTGGCCTACGGTCAAAAAGTGAAGCTGCAAAGTTTAAAGCTACTGGTTTACTGGCTGGTGTTTCTGATTTGATAGTGATACAACCTAACAGAATAATCTTTGTTGAGTTGAAACTTGAAAAGGGGCGACAATCAAAATCACAAATTGACTTCCAAAACAAGGTTAACAACTTAGGTTTTGAGTATTATGTCGTCAGAAGTTTAGAAGAATTTAAGAAAATAGTTAAATGAAAATATTAGAATTGTTTGCTGGCAGTAGATCAGTAGGAAAAGCAGCCGAAGCATTAGGACATGAAGTTTTTAGCGTTGACTTAAAGCCCTTTCAAAATATTGATTTAGCAATTGATATTGAAGACTTAACGCCTGAAATGATACCGTTTAAACCTGATGTGATTTGGGCTTCACCACCTTGTACCACTTATTCAATAGCAGCGATAAGCCACCACAGAAATGGACAAATTCCTAAAACAGACTTTGCAGAGAAAAGCGATAGATTAATAGCTAACACTTTGAAGATAATCAAGCATTTTGATTGTATTTACTACATGGAGAACCCTGTAGGGATGCTTAGGAAGATGAATTTTATGATGAATATACCAAGAACAACCGTTACTTATTGTAGTTATGGAGATACAAGAATGAAACCAACTGATATTTGGAGCAACAATATACATTCTCTTTTTAACCTTGAAGGATGGCAGCCAAGACCGATGTGCTTTAATGGTAATCGTAAATGCCACCATGAAGCTGCCCCAAGAGGAAGCAGAACAGGAACACAAGGGGTAAAAGGAAATTATAACAGGTCTAAAATTCCTGAAGAATTATGTATTGAAATAATAAAAGCATCTGAAATAGTTGTGTAGTATACAATTTTGTGTATATTTACATCATAAACCAATTAAACTAAACAAAATGGCAACAGCTTACGAAGAAAAAGAAATTGAATTGAACGGCATCACTTACCTATGTGAAGTGGAGGTAGAAGGTAACTTAGTTGATGAATCCTTTGACCATGAATTTGGAACGGAATACCTTTCTAGTATTGAATTGGTAGGCGTTGAGATTATAACGGTATACGATCAAAATGATAAGGTAGTAACAAAGCGCAGGATAATAAGCGCATTGGAAAACATGATAAGTCTTGAAGATTTTAATGAAACTGAATTTGATTTTTCAGAATAAAAACAAACAACATGGAAAACAAAATAGTAGAAGCTGACATATTAATAGCATTATTCAAAACCACCGTTGAACAAAAGACGATGTTAAAGGGTACATTAAGCAAAAAGTTTAAAATGCTTTTTAACCAGTGGGAAGCTCAGGGCAATAGACTTATGCAAGAATGGGAGGGCAAAGATGTAACAGTTGATGAGCATATTGAATCAATAAGCGACGTTTTACACGACACAGTTGATGAAATACGTAAGAAAATAACACCTACAAGTTAACACTCGTGGCCTAATGCAATATCTAAACAAGGGAAATCTTCAATCATGAAGTAAATTTAATTAATAAGCCTTTAAAAAACATTGTTAAAAAACAGGTTTTAAGGTGTTTAAAAACAATAAAATGAACGAAACAGAATATTTAAGTCAAGGTAAAAATGGAGAGATATTAAGAGAGTCAATTAACCAAGTAAAAAAAACAGTAATAGACATCAGACTTCATCAAAGAAAAGGTTCAATGGGTTCATCAATCCAAGTTAATTACGGAAAAGGATGGGAAAATATTAAAATACATATTGAAAAATGACAATCCAACAAGCAATAAGAAAACACATACCCGATAGAAACATGAGGATTCGTATAGGTATGGCAATAGAACGACGCAGCATTGACCTAATAAGCGTTAAAGAGTTTAACGATACTTACGACCATGAAAGCATTATGCAGTTCCATAACATCGGAAAAGGGGCTGCTGATTTATTAACTGAGGTTATTCAAAAGGAATTACAAACAAACTAAAACCACAAAACAATGAAAAATTTAACAATAACAGTATTAATGTGCTTATCAATTAACGCAATAGCACAGAATAATAAAGTATCAAAAAAATTTAACCTTAATAGAGATGAAGGAAGGAAAGCCTTTAATGATACCACAGGAAGCTATAAGTACAAAAAACGTTCAAAGCCTATTGAAGTAGTCAAGGTGACAAAAGCCGACACTGTTAAAGTAGTAGAGAAACAACCAGAACAAGTTAAACCTATTGTAATTTTAGATATTCAAAAAGAGTTAAGAAGTATCAAATACAAACAAAAACAATCAGGAAAGCTATTAATTGAAGCTAGAAAGCACCGTATTGAATCGGTAATATGGTCAGCGTCTTGTACTGCTGTTGGTTCTATTGCACTAGCAACTGCGAAAGGACGACAAAAAGGCGTTAATTTTGGTGTTTTTGTTTTCTCTTTAGGTGGCGCAGTTTCTTTTGGTAAAATGATCCAAACGTTTTATAAAATAGGCGAAGCTGGAAGGGTATTAATTAAATAACAGTATTTTAACACCATGCAAAACAAAGAACTAATTGCCCACGCAATAGGAATAGTTAAAAACGTTAACGCTATCACAGTAAACGAATTAGCATACGACTTAGATATTAACATTTTACAAGCTACAAAGCTACTTTACGCATTAGAGGATAATGATTTAGTAGTTGATTTTGGGAGTTTTTTCGCCTGTACTGATTTAGCTGATTTTAATTAATTTGTTTTTTAGTATATTCGTGCTATGAAAAACATTAAAGAAATGATTGAAACGGTTGATATTAATACCGTATTCACAAATAAAGATAATCCAAGAATATTAAAAGACGATAAATTTAAAAAGCTAGTTAAGTCAGTAAAGGAATTTCCGCAAATGCTACAAATTAGACCGATTGTAGTTAATGCTGAAATGATTGTTCTAGGAGGTAACATGAGGCTAGAAGCTTGTAAGAAAGCTGGACTGAAAGAAGTAACGATAATTAAAGCGGACAACCTTACAGAAGAACAACAAAAGGAGTTTATTATAAAGGACAATGTAGGCTTTGGTGAATGGGACTGGGACATGATAAGCAATGAGTGGGACACAGATCAAGTGGAGGAATGGGGGTTAGATTTGCCTGATTTTGAAGTTGACGAAGTACTTGAAGCAGAAGAAGATGAATTTGATGTGCCGTTAGGAGGTCTTGAAACTGATATTGTTTTAGGAGACTTGTTTGAAATTGGGGAACATAGACTGCTGTGTGGAAGCTCTACTGAAAACGATACATGGGAAAAGGTAATGAATGGTGAGCTTTGTGACTTAGTAGTAACTGACCCTCCATACAACGTAGCGTATCAAGGAAAAACAAAAGAAGCGCTAACTATTAAGAACGACGCAATGGGAGATGGTGACTTTTATCAATTCCTTTACGACTTTTACACTGCTTTAGGGAGTTTCACAAAAGCAGGTGGTTCTTGGTATGTTTGGCATGCTGACTCCGAAGGCGCTAATTTTAGAAAAGCAATGGCTGACGCTGGAATAATGGTAAAGCAATGCCTTATTTGGGTAAAGCAAACAATGGTGATGGGAAGGCAAGATTATCATTGGAAACATGAGCCATGCTTATACGGCTGGAAAGAAGGTGCTGCACATAATTGGTACACAGACAGAAAACAAACAACAGTTTTAGAGTTTGACAGACCTTCAAGAAATGCAGAACATCCAACAATGAAACCAATTCCTCTTATTTCTTACCAAATAGGAAACAGTTCTAAAAAAGGAGATTTAGTGTGTGACGCTTTCTTAGGTTCAGGAACAACAATGATAGCTTCTCACGAAATGAAAAGGAGATGTTACGGCATGGAATTAGACCCTAGATACTGCCAAGTAATAGTCAACCGTATGTTAAAACTTGATCCTACATTGGAGGTTAAATTGAATGGGAACAAGTACGAACCAAAAACAGAACATTAACAGAACGTAGCTATGTCAAAAGAAGATTTAATACCATTCAAAAAAGGACAGTCAGGAAACCCGAAAGGTAGACCTAAAAAATTAGTCAATCATATTACTGATGAACTAAACAAAGAAGGCTATAAAGCAGTTAGTAAAAGCAATATATTAGACGCTTATCTCACATTGATACAGCTACCTTATAACGAAATAAAATCAATTGCCAGCCCTAACGATAAAACAAAATACCCTTTTTTTTATAAATTAGTAGCTAAGGAGTTGATAGGTAGGAAGGGTTCTGAAATGCTTGAAAAATTATTAGACAGGGCATTAGGGAAAGCAACACAAAAAACAGACTTAACTAATAACGGTGCTAAGTTTGAGACACCTCAGATAATTGTCAACAGTGCTGAACTACCTGATAAGCTTAAAGGTTTACAAGACGATCTAAGCAATGAGTAGACAAAACTACTTAGACCTTGACGCAATACAGTTCCTAATTGAAGAAGGTATATTAGAAGAAGGTTATGAAAGGTTAATCTTTGAGAAGGACGGTCAAGAGATAGTATTAAACGACCTATTGATATTGTTTGCAATGAGAAACCAAGTGTTTACATACGGGGAAAACTAAAACAATTGAAATTATCAGGAACATTTGAGAAGAATTTAGACGCTTATAGGGCCAAAGCTAGGTACATCATAAACAAAGGTGGGACACGTAGCTCAAAAACTTACAGTATACTTCAATTACTTTACTTTATTGCTACATGGTCTAAAAAACCTTTAGTTATCCACGTTGTATCTCACTCAACACCTCACTTAAAAGATGGTGCTATAAGTGATTTTGAGAACATTCTAAAGGGTAATAATGTAGACGTTGACAGTATAAGAGTACAGAACCCAAACACTTACACAATAGGCAACAGTATAATTAAATTTATAGGCTTTGATAAGGCTGGTAAAGCTTTAGGTGCTGCTAGGGATATTCTATTTGTGAATGAAGCGAATGAAATGAAATGGGCCGTTGTTCACCAGCTATTCATGAGGACCAAAGAAACAATCTTTATTGATTATAACCCGTCGTCAGAGTATTGGATAAATACACAAGGAATATACAACGACCCTAATGCTAAGGTATTACACAGTACATTCTTAGACAATCACGATAACATTACAGAAAGTCAAATCAATGACTTATTAAAAGCTAGGGATAAACACGATGACGAAGTAAGAAGAGGGCTACAAGGGTACTGGTATAACTATTGGCGCGTCTACGGAATGGGCTTAGAAGGAATATTAGAGGGGGCTATATTCAATAATTGGACTACAGGAACGTTCGACGACTCTTTACCCTTTGGCTATTGCATTGATTTCGGTACAAAAGACCCGTTTACCTGTACTAAAATAGCTATCAATAAGAAGGAAATGAAGATTTACCTAGAGCAAATCATTTACAAAACAGGGCTAACACCTAACACTAGCGTACAAGCAATGGAAGGAAACAACATAAGCAAAGACGCTTACATAGTTGTGGATTGTGCGGATAAAGGTTGGGGAAATACATTGGTTGAGGCTGGGTTTAACATAGTGCCAGCTAAAAAAGGAGCTGGTAGTATTATTAGTGGAATCAACGCGTTACAAGATTATGAAATGATTGTAACAGAGGATAGCGATGCTATTATAAGGGAGCTAAGGGGGTACATTTGGCTTGATAAACGTGGTGAAGTTCCAATTGATGATTATAATCATTCAATCGACCCTATAAGATATTACGAAAAATTCTATAACTTTATAAGTTAAATAGATATTCTTTATATTTGGAGCATGAGTGACTATAATTTCTTTGATAATTTAAAAATAAAATCAGTAGTAGACTTCTTCCCCTTGACTGATAGCTTCGGTTTTAAACGGGTAGATCAAACTACAATAGTAAACGAAGGCTATGTTTCAAACCAAGACGGTTATGCTGTAATTTCAAAGCTGGCTAGTATTTGCGCTGATATGCCGATAATAGTTAAACGTAATGGAATAGAGGTAACAGCCCAAAACGATGAGTTTGCAAACTTCTTCTATAACAGGTGGAATGGTGATTCGGGTAGTAAGCAAGGTTTAAACGCTTTGTATACTAATCTTTTCCTGTTCGGTTTAGCTTATGATTATACACCGACTGATGCAATTGGGTTCTTACCATTGGAGCAATGGGTACTTCCTACGCAAAGAGTAACGCCTGTAGTTGGTAAAGATGGCGGTTCATTCTTTGAAAAGCCTGTAAGCTATACGTTTTACGATGTAAACAACAAACAAAAGAACATATTACCAGAGGAATTAGTTATAATTAGATACTACGACCCTACAAATATAGATAGTTCTAAGGACGGATTAAGCCCATTACAATCAGTTTGGAATACTGTTATAGCTGAAAACGAAAGAGGAACCGCAGAAGCTTCAATGTTAAAAAATAAAGGTATTGCTGGGTTTTTAAGTCCTGAACATTCAAAAGAAAGTTACGGTTTAATTGGTAAAGCTGCGGAAGCTGCAAGGGCTGTAGCTAAGAAACTAATGGGAGGTGCTGACAAAGCTGGAACGGTTGAGGTAATCGAACAACCTGTTAAATATACCCCAATAGGCTCAAATCCTTCTGACATGAAATTAATTGAGGGTAGAATGCCACATCTAAGAGATATTTGTAACGCTTACGGTGGTGTATCTTCAATGTTGTTTAATGACCCTAATAGCCGAACTCACGCAAACTATGAGGAAGCTAAGAAGTCAATGTATACAGACTTTATTATTCCACAAACTAACTTATTCATTGACCAGTATAGCAGGGGGATGATTGAAAGAGTTAATAACTCAACAGGTGCAATCTATTCTTTAGAGATTAAAGAAGAGGAAATTGTAGTACTAGACACTAACGACATGGACAATGAGTAAAACAATTAAGGGAAATACATTAGCAGATATTAAAAAGCTGTTAGAAGCAAAGAAGCAGAAGGTAAACGATAAAAAACTAATTAAGAAATGAATAGAAATACAGTAGTTAAGCAAGTAACAAGAGATAAAGAGGAAGCTTTATTGTTAAAAAGAGGGGCTGTAAAGTTTACAGATTCACCCGTATTAAGTCCAGTACTTGGAAAGGTAAAGGATGACGAGCCAAACAAAATGCTATTAGAGCGTAACTTACCATTGGATACAGAGGAAGCCGTTTATCGTACTATCATAGCGAATACATACAACTACATGGATTCACATGATGACGTACATTTAAACAATGTATTCAAAAAGTCCTTAGAAGAAACTAAAAAGCTTTTCTTATTGCACGACCATAAATTTGAGGTGACAGCACAGACTGGTAACATCCTAAAAGCATACGAGCAAGACGGACGCTTCATTTATTACGGGCTTAATTCTCCATTAGATACACAAGCCTTGCTACTTGATGTTGAAATAGAACGTGCTAAGAATGAATTGGTATTTAATGAGTATAAGAATCACAACATCAATCAGCACTCAGTTGGTATGTACTATGTAAAGATTGATCTAGCAATAGACAACCAAGATGACAAAGAAGCTTATGCACTTTATAGAAAGTACTTGCCGCAAATAGGTAATGCTGATAAGGTAGAGCAACAAGGGTACTTCTTTGCAGTTCAGGAGGCTAAATTGAAAGAAACAAGCGCGGTATTAATGGGTTCAAACGACTTAACAGGTATATTTGATAACAATAAAAGCATCAAAACAATAGACGAAGCGCAAAAAATGTTCGATTATTTAGGTAAAAATATAGAGAATAAGGAAATTTTTAATAATATTTGTAAGCAGTATGTTGACACTTTCAAGCAAATCGAGCCGTCTTTGGACACTCAAACTGTTATTAAGCCGTCATTTTACACAACAATGAGTAAATTTTAATAACAAACAAAGACCTTGAAAGGGGCAAAAACAAAATGAAGTTTTCAGAATTTTTAGTATCTAAAGAAGTTAGCGACATCGCTGGCTTAGATGCAGAAAGACAAGCTGAATTATACAATGAGTATAACGAAGCGTCAAAAGTAGAAATTGAAGCAGCAATTGCTTCTAAAGCATCTAGTGAAGATGTAGCAAGTTTAAAAGCTGAACTAAGCGAAACAATGACGAAGCAATTCGTAGCATTGCAAACTGTTCTTAAGGAGCAAGGAATGTATATGAAAAAGATTGCAAAGTCTGACGCTGTAAAAGAAATCTCTTTAGATAAAGTTTTAGCTGACAATAAAGAAGCATTGAAAAAGTTGCAAGGTTCAACTAACAGCGCTGACAATGTTAAGATGACATTGAAAGTTGTTGGTGATATGTCTTTAGGTGGTAACACTACTGGACAAGTTCCACAAGCTGACAGAAACCCAATTATCGGAGACACTAAATCTAGATCAATTAAATTGATGGACTTAGTTACTATCGGTTCTATTGGTTCAAATTTAAAGGAGTGGATGTATGTCGCGAATAACGACGGTACAGCAGGAGCAACCGCTGAGGGAATTTTAAAGAATCAAATTGATTTCGATATTGTTGTAGGTTCTCAAAAAGTTGAGAAAATTACAGCGTTCGTTACTGTTACTGATGAAATGTTGGACGATGAAGCTCAAATGTCTACATTGATTAACAGCAAATTAGCAATCGAATTAAACAAAGCTTTAGAGCAAGGTGTTTATGATGGTTCAGGAGTTAGTCCAATCTTAAACGGTATTGAAACTGTTTCCCCTGTATTCGCTGCTGGTGTATTCGCTGCAACGGTTGACAATGCAAATGAGGTTGATGTTTTACAAGTAGCATCTAATCAAATTGAGATAGCTGACCAAGATATGGCTACAGCAATTTTAATGCACCCTAGTGACGTTACTTCTTTACTATTGACTAAAATGTCTAGTACAGATAAGCGTTATGTTGAAAGGTTACAAATGATTGCAGGAACACTTTCTTTTGATGGTATTCCAGTTGTAAAAACAACATTAGTTACTCAAGGT